AAGACGGGCTCGAACACCTTGCAGCGGCCCATGAGGCGCCACACAAAGCGGCGCCCACGCGGGTCGTTCATCAGCCACTTGAAGTCGGCTGCAGTTGTTTCGCGGGCAAGCCGCTCCTCTCGCGCCGCATCTTTCAGGGCGCGTTCATCGCTTGCGTTGGTCATGGGCCTACCAGTGCGGTCAGTGCGCTAGGGTCGGTGACGTTGGTCTCGGACAGGAGCTTGGCGCCTTGAATCCCAGCGCTCATCTGCTCCATCGCCTGCTGTTGCTGCTGGGCTTCGGCGCGCTGCTGGCGTAGCGCTGCCACGTCCTCGTCCGAGCGGATCATGGTCGGCGGCACGCCCAGCATATCGGCGTAGTGGTTGACGGCCTGATCGAAGTTGATCTTGTCGACGACCTCAGGCTGGATGCCGGCGAGGTTGCCCGCGAAGCTGACGGCGCGTTCGATGCCAACAACGCCTAGAGCTTTCTGCGCCTGAGCCAGGATCGACACGTATTCGACCTTAAGGTCCATGCCTGCCAGCTCCTTCGGGGGAGGAGGCAGCATCGGTTTGCCTGGCAGCAGGCCAGACCAGCGCGGCACCGATTGCTCTAGCATCATGCCGAACACGCGATCGATCAGCGGATCCAGCAGTTCATCGTTCATGCGCTCAAGCACCGGGCCGAGCATGAGCATCTTCTCTTCCTTGCGCGCGGCGATCTCAGTCGCGGTGCGCACGTCGTCCATCGAACTGATCATCAGGAACAGGTCGACGAAGAACGCGGACTCGATACGCTGCTCGTGCGCCTCGATCTCTGCCCGCAGCGCCGAATAGGCAGACGGGTTGATCTCGTGCAACGGCGCGAACTGCTGGCCGATGTTGGTCGTGTCCAGGTAGGTGATATCGCCCGGCAGGATCGACGCGCGCTGACCACGCAGCGAGGCCGGCGCACCCATTGGCGGGTTGACCAGCTTCTCCAGCATCTGCGCCTTGCGCTTCTCCATCAGCTGCAGGGCTTTGGTGTCACCCAGCGCCACAGCTCCAGGCCCTGTGCCATAGACATTCTCGCCATTCACATCCCAGCGCGGGACCATGATCGGCGAGTTCTGGAATCCAGACTGGCGCAGCACCTTGTCAGCGTCGCCGCCCTTCTCCCAGTACACCGAGCGAATCGGCATGTTGCGGTTATCTGGCCGCGCCGGATCGCGTTCGTCGTTCGGCTCGACCGCATGGCAGACATCGACCCAGCTGTCCGGGTTGTTGTCCAGCATCGTGCGAACAGTAGAGCTCAGCGCGTCCTTGCCGAACTGCTGGGCCATCTGCCGCGCCGTCATGCGGAACTCGCGGTAGAGCGTATCCACCTGCTGCCTGGCGCTCGTCGCGGCCATGTAGCTGCCGGCCGTGAAGTTGTAGAACCGCACGAACTCGTCATCGTCCGGCATACAGGCAATAGCGCCAATACCGAACGCGCCCTCCTCCCCGTAGAGTGTGGGCAGCACGTTATAAAGATTGGAGCGCGCAAAAATGCCGCTCATGCGCGTCTGAGCAAGGTAGAGCCAGTCCTTCACCGGGCCATACTCAGCCAGTTCCGGGTCCGGAGTGGTCAGCTCGTACCAGGGTCGCGACGGGCTGGTCAACCCAGAGAACATGCCAGAGGCCAGGATCTTCAGCGAAGACCGCCCTGTCGAGTTGATAATCAGCTGGTCGCGGCGCTTGCCTTCGTTCGCATCAGTCGCATTCCAGCGCCCCATGTCCGGAGCAATGTGGTCGCTGATCTCACGCCACAGCGGAAACCAGCCCCGGTCGCGCTCCAGCTTGAGCTGAGAGAGCCGGCGATCCAGCCGTTGACGCAGAGAGTCAGCCATTTACGCCCCCAACAGAGTTTTCTGCCCGGTGTTTGCGGAACCAAGCCCGCCAGTCAGGATGGTGCTGTTCTGCCCAGCGGCAGCAGCGCGGCGGCGGCGCTCGGATTCACGAGCGGCCAGGACGCCCGAATCAACCTCAGTCGGCGCCTCGGGAGCAGAAGCCACCTGCGTGGCGCCGATCTCTACCGGCTCCTGCACGAAGCCGTTCTCATCACCGAACACGGACGGCAGGCCAACCTTGTCGAGGATCGCGTCACCGCCCATCAGCGGGTCAACCTTCTTGATGATCTTTTTCAGCTTGCTTCCGCACATGGGTCATTGCCTCGCGAACGGGTCGTAGTCGCTCAGCAGCGCGGAGCCGTGAGCGTGTGTGTAGTCGGATTTCTGCACAGGGAAGGTGAAGGTCAGGGCAAGGGCGTCTGCGATGTCAGGAGACGGCAGGCCGCGGGCCTTGATGTCGTCCTTGGCCTCAAGCTGGATCTTGCCGGCCTTGTCATAGCTGTAGGTCGGAGTCGCCAGGTCCTGCTTGAGCCTGGTGTCGGACGGGATAACACCACCCTGCCTGATCCAGTCAGCCATCGAGTACCACATCTCAGCGCGCTTGTTCTTGAACCGCGGGTGCCCAGCAGCGCCGCCGAAATGAACCTCGATGACGTGGAAGCCAAGCTGCCGGAGGCGATCGATAACGCCCTGCCCGTGCCCTGCGTCGATGAACACGGCATCAGGCTTGTGCTGGGTAATCTGCTGCGCCACATGGCCGGCGAAGGTCATGTTGTCGATGCCCTGCCACACCAGCGGCGGGAACGAGCCGAGCCCCTGGCGCCGCATGATCACGCACGAGTCATCGCCATAGCGGGCAACGTCAACGCCCAGGACTACAGGGGCGAAGCTGTACTGGTCCTCACGCAGCGTGCGGCGACTTGAGTCCTCAACCTCCGACAGGCTGAGCAACTGGTCATCACCGGCCGCCGAGAAGTCACACAGGTACTCGCGGGCGAATGCGTTCTCGCTCATGTCAGTGCGTAGGCGCGTGACCTCTCCCTCTTCAATCGCCCTGGTGTCGTACACCGTGTAGCGGACGCTCAGCCAATCAGCCTTGGACTGGCCGTCGAAGAACAGCTTGGAGAACAGGTTGAGACCGTGCGGCGTACCGATGAACAGCGCCCAGCCCTTGCGGTCGGACAGAGCCGGCTGGACAACCTCCTCCCACAGCTCCGGCTTGATCTGCGCAACCTCATCGATCACACAGCCATCTAGGCGAAGTCCGCGCATTGCGTCGGCGTTGTCGCCACCGAACAGACGGATCGTCGCGCCGTTGTGTGGAAACCTGATCCACAGCTCGGACTCGTTGACCTCGACGCCAGGGATCTTCAGGCAGTAGTGCTTCAGTCGCAGCCAGGCGATTGCCTTGGCCTGCTTCAGGTATGGCGCCACGTAGGCAAACAACCCAAGGTCCAGCTGGAACTGCATGGCCTTGTCGACCAGCTCCATCACCGCCAGCTCAGTCTTGCCCGCCCGGCGATGCAATGCGCACACCGTGAACCGCTTGCGCTTGCTGTGAACCTGTTTCTGCCACTGCCTCGGCCGGTAGCCCAGATCAATCGTCTGTGTCTGAGCCATGAGGAACACCCGTCACTACGTTGTATGTCATGCCGCCCGAATGCTCGAGCGCCTGCTTGGCCTTGCCATAGCCGCGATCCAGCAACTCCTTAACCGCCGACACACGCGCCGCATGAGGCGCCTCGCCGTCACGAACGATCTCTACCAGAGACTTGATGGCCTCTTCACCAAAGGACTGAGCAATCTCCTTGATGTCCGCCGTAATCTTGTTCGGTGTGCCTTTCTGCCGCCCACCCGACTTGGGCAGGCCCTTCGGTCTGCCGGCCATATCTAAACCTTTCTACTTTTGGAATGTTGACGCCAGAATCTCCACACCTCTTTCCCGATCATCACAGCGACACAGGCTGCGAGGCATATCAGGATCAGGGTGGCGTGGAGGCGTTTCACTGCGACACCTTGCGCTCCGCCCATTTGCCGGCCAGTGCGCGAACCTGATCCACACCAAGTAGCCCGATCAAACCGGCAGCGAATAGCGTCCAGGCGAGGTTTGCACCCATCGCGTTCACGCCGAGGCCGACGAGCATGATCAGCAGCGCGCCGAATGTGGCTTCGAGCAGCTTGGCCAGCGGACTCTTCTTGTCGCCGTACAGGTGGATACGGATGTACGACAGAACGAAGGTCAGCATCATGGCTAGTCCGTGTTCGCGCAGGGCTGCTGCGAGGGCCACCCAAAATTCAGGGCTCTTCTCTGGCATCTTGGGCATCTCGGTTATCCCGCATGGGGCAGTTGATTAAGTCCGGCCTCACATGCGCGTGCGATCCGCCTATGAGCAAGGAGGCAGGCATGGGGCCGGAAGAGGGTTGGGCGCATGGTGGCGAGCCATTCAAACGGCCTTTAGCGCCCGAAACTGGTATTTGATTGCCGACTGAAGCGCGGATTGGCTTTCGAATCGGCATAAAAAAACCGACACAGCGGTCGGCAGGAACAAAAAAGCCCGACTCAATGGCCGGGCTCTTCTGAAGCGGTAAAACCGCAATTTGTGCCAGATTGCCAGATCGGCGTTAACACGTCAACAGTCGCGACATGTAAATTAAGCTGCCATTCGTCGATCAAACTCCGACTCAACGTAACCGTGCACTCGGCTGAGCATGTCCTTCACCTGGTGGCGTGATTTGCCCAGCTGCTTACCGATCTGTTCCATTGTGCGGTTGTGGCAGTAGTACAGGTGCACAGCCTCAGATGCTTCCGGATAGCGCTGCTGCAGGCGAGCCACTACAGCCGATACCGTCTCCGCTTCTTCATCGGTGATCGCAGCGTCTGGCGCGTGAGTGCACGGCACGTTGTCGCGCATGATGGCCAGCATTGGTGAGACGTACCGGGGCACGCCTGTCTTCTGCCATACCCAGATGCCCCATTGGGTCAAAAGCTCTTCGGCGCTCTTCATGCTGCTTCCCCCTTAAGCATGTCGGCTGAAACGATGATACGGCCCACTTCACCGTGCTCGGCGTGGTAGGTGATGACCTTGGCGTCTCGCCCACTCATCCACCCTCCGCGGCTCGCGTGACTGTCTGGCGCGGCCAGGGTGCGGTGCTGCTCGATCTGCATGGTGTTCGTCTCACGCAAGACGTTGTGATGCAGGTGGCCGGTGTGCGCGTAGCTGTGCTTGGTGCGGCCGAAGACTTCGCGAAACTTGGCGATGAACACTGTCTCGAGAGAGTCCATCCGCTTCTTGTGGCCGTGGTGGAAGAAGAGCGACGTGCGGCCGTGCTCGATGCAGTAGTACGGGTCCGGGCGGGTGATGACCTCGATGCGGGGCTCGTCCGCATACAGGGCGGCGAACAGCTCGCGCAGCCAGGCGCTCGAGGCGAGGTCATGGTTTCCCTCGGCCATCAGGAGAACTACGCGCTCGTGCTTCTGCAGCAGCATGGCCGTCACGCGGCGGATGACGCTGATTGCTACGCGGACCAACTTCTGGAATCTGGTGTCTGCGTCCAGGACGTGGCCGGATGTCGGGGTAACTGCCTGGATGCCGTCCCAGTGCAGCAGATCCCCGAGCTGCGCGAACACACCGGTGTGGGCATCAGGCGATTGGGCGATCGCAGCACCGAACCAGCCGACCAGAGTGTCCTCGGCGATCTTCATGTCCCATGCTGCGCCCGTCTCCTCTGCCCAGGCATTCATGCCGAGGTGGTAGTCGGTGATGACGTAGCAGTTGAGGAGGTGCGCAAGGGTGTGCAGAGGTGCCGGCAGCGCCTTGGCCGGCCTGATGTCCAGGGCAAGAGCCTTGACTGCCTCCTTCATCAGTTCAGCCTGGCGCTCGTGGTCGATGCTGGACTTCACCCACTGCATCTTCTGCTCGCCGTCCTTGCCATACAGCGTCGACGTGCCTTTGAGGTGGAATCCATCTGGCACGCTCTTGGTCATGTCGTGCTCCGGGCTCCATCCTTGGCGAGCCAAGCGCGCCTTGTGGGTGTAGACGTTGCGCTCGTGCAGCCCGAGGATCTGCGCAGCCTCTGCCACAGTACGGCCAGTCAGCGCGGCCTTGATTTCGTCGTCTGTCGCTTTGCGTGCGGCCATTAAGCGGCTCCCCTCTGCTGCATCAAAATTCGGATTGTCTCGATCGCGCGCCCGCTCTTGATCATGGCGGGGTCGCAGCGGTAGACGCGCCACCCGAGGCGGGCAGCAGCGTCGTATTTCTTTAGGTCGGCAGCGAAGCCGGCGCCGGTGTTATGCCGGCCCTTTACCCAACCTCCCCCCTCTACCTCGATCAGCAATCCGTGCTCTAGCAGCGCGAAGTCAGCGCGCCAGTCCTGCAGGCCAGCCTTGGCCAGGCGATCACGCAGGCCCTTACCAGGCCCTCCACAAGCTTCGGCAGCGAAGCGGTACTCTCGGATGGCCTCGATGCCTTCCGCGCGCAGGTGAAGGGCTAGCGCGTCCTCAGCCTGGCTTGCAGTGGATTTTCCCGATCCCGCACTTTTTGCAGGCTTGAGCGTGGTCTGGGCTGAGGCTTTACGGATCGGGAAAGTCATCTACTCCCCCTCGCCTTCGCTTCCAGCGCGGCGCGCACCATCGATCGCAGCAGCGGGCTCATCCGCGACAGCTCGGCCGATACCCACTGGCGCCACTTCTGCAGACCCATTGGCTTGCAGCGCTCCCGCATCTTGTCCGCGATTACGAGAGCAAGCGCTTCCGCATTGGCCTTGGCAGTCAGGCCTTCCGCTGTTAATCCATGCTTCGCCGCAGAGGTGTTCATGCATGGCTATCCCTCTCCTTGGTCGGACAGATGCACTGTTCTTTCAAGCAATAGGCGCACAGCACTATCGTCTCCGGCGCGAAGTTCATGTGCTTCTCGGTCGGGAACGACACGTCCAGGCCGACGACGGTGCGAGGGTCGTTGCAGACCGCTCCGCTTGCCGCGCGGCGCACGCCATCAGCCAGCTGTCGCCCGATATCGGCTGCGCGCTCTTCCTTCGTGCGGCAGTCGATGGTGTTCTGCTGGCCAAATTGCTCGGGCATGTCCGCGATCGTGAAATGCTTCGGCGACTTGTCCGCGTGCATCTCCTTCAGTCGGCCGACGTGCCCTGTCAGTTCGTTGATCAGGGCGCGGTAGCCGCCCTTGTGCTGGCGGTCGTCGTTCAGCTTCCCAGCTGCCTGTGCGTCAACAATGATCGCCAGGCAGGCCAGCGCATGAGCCAGGTGCGGCACACCACTGTCCGGGTCGTTCTCTTCTCCCTCGAACCAGGCATTCAGGTGACGGTTGGCGGCGTCGAAGTAGATCGAGGCGCGGACGCCGGATGCCCGCCAGTTGGCGCGGCCGTACTTCAGCATCCCGTCCAGCAGGCCAATGGAGCCCATAGCGCTGGCAGTGGTCGGCCACAGGTGGATCGGCAGCTTGCTTGAGCCGATTGCGTCCTTAGGATTGGTGGCTTTCAGCTCATTCATGCTGCGGCTCCCTTGCGGTGGAATTTGCGGTCGTACCAGCGGTAGAAGTACTGAGCGAAGGTGATGCCCAGCGAGCCGCCCAGGCCGGAGATCAGCAGGAACGGCACGGTATTGATCTGCGAGTGGGCGACCGACCAGATGTAGGCGAACTGCGCCAGAGTGATCAGCCAGGACACGACGAAGCCGGCCGGGATCTTGTCGTCGCGCAGGAGCTTGCTGTTGAGCCCCAACAGGAAGACCTGGAAGAAGGCAGAGGTGAAGACCATCACGGCCTGTAGTTCTGGTGTCATGCTTGCGGCTTCCTCGTTGCTCTGTTGTTTGCGATCAGTGGGAGCTGGCCGGGCTTTAGCGGCCATGGGTGTTCCTGGCGGCAGTCGTGGCAGTACAGGGTCTGCCGGCTGCTGAAGGCTGTTGTCTTGTGGGTGGCGTCTACGGGGCAGGTCTTCATGCGGCAGCGCTCACTGCTGCGATGAGAACCGCGCCCGCTACCAGCAGACCGGCAAACAGCGCAGGACCAAACAGGGCGCCGCTGGTGTCACGGACCTTCTTTGCCGCGCTCCACCGATCCTGCTGCCCGGCGCTGTAGCCGCGGCTGTACACATCCATGAACGGATGGCGCTTCCAATAGAAGTGATGGTTTGTGCGGCCGTGCTCATAGCCTTGGTCGTAGAGGGCGCGCTTTCGTTGGGCTGTCTTGCTCATGCGGCCCCCTTTACGGTCAGCAGTCCCTCGCGGAACCAGATCAGTTGTGTTTCAGCCAGGGCGCGCAGAAGGTCGCCCTCGGTCAGTTCGCCGCGGCGCCGGCCATCCAGCACGGAGTGGCAGTGGTCACAGGCAAAGCAGGCGATGACATCCGGACCCTTCATGCCTACGCCCTTGTGGCCGCATGGGATGTGAGCCAGAACCACCGTGCCGTCATCGTGGCCGCAGCCCGGCAGGCGCAGCGTGCAGGACTGGCCGCGAGCCGAATCGCGCAGTTTCTTGCTGACTATTCGGCTCATGCTGCAACCTCCCCGAGCAGGTCGCCGAAGAACACACCGCGGCCGGCGAACTCAGCCACGATGCGGTCGGTGTACTCGATGCCCTGCTTGCGGTTGAACAGGCGCGTAACCGGGAAGCCGTCCGGCCCCATCAGCGAGCACTCGCCCATCAGGCGCAGCTTTTCCTCATACGGCAGGTGCAGGAAGATCCGATTCCAGCCGTCGCGGAACTCCTCGCAGTCGCGGCGCATGATCGGAACGCCGAAGTGCAACTTGCAGTAGCGGCGGGCATCGTCCACGTCGCCGATCTGCGTCATCTGCGCGATGCGCTCGTACAGGGAGAACCAGAGGGCGTTCTGGTCGAGGGTTCGGTCCTTTCCTTCGCGGAAGCTGACCACGACGTACTTCTTCTCGCGGTACATGGCAGTCAGCTTGTGGATGGCTTCGGAGAGGCGCGTGGCGCTGTTTACTGCGATGCGGTCAGCCATGGCGACGCGCCTCCCGCTTGTCGTGGTCGTCCTGGCAGGAGATGCAGCGCTCCGCCCACGGAGCAGCAGCGCGACGCTTGGCCGGAATCTCCTCGTCGCAGTCGATGCAGAACTCAGCGCCCCGCCCCTGCAGCCGTTCACGCACCATAGCCACGCCACCGATACGATCTGCTTCCTCTAGGCCAGTAGCGCGGTCTGTTACATCGGGGGCTGTGCGGGCTTGGTTGAAGGCTTCGGTGATTTCCATGTAGTCGGTCACTTGGCGGCCTCCTGCATGGCGGCTTCGGCAACCCGCACAGAATCAAGCTCACGCTGAGAGGCTTCGTCGTCCTGGTTATCGCCAGCGATAGGCGCCACCCACTCAAGCAGGCCAGCTATTGCATTGCGCAGCCGCTCGTTCTCCGCGATCAGCTCGAGGATGGCGGCGGGGTTGGCGGCTGCGATGTAAGTCGCCACTTCTTCGTGCGGAATGCCTCCAAGTCGTGCGACGCCATGCCAAACAACTACGCACCCCTTGGAGTCATCTACGCCGAAATTTTGCTGAGGATCAGGCACAAATTCCGGGCCCAGCCCATCCCGATGCACAACCCACCGCCCAGGCTTGATGCGCCGTGCCTTTTCAGCCAGCCGCTTCAATTCGTCGTACTTGCTCATTTCCGTGCTCCTACGCCGCGCTGGGTGCTTCCGTCAGCACAGACGACGCGATGGTCATTGCCGCGGGATAGGCCTATGCCTGCCCCGGTGATTGCTTGAGGGCGGAAGCCCTGCTTCTGGAGAGCCAGAACGGCCAGGCGCTGCTGAGACGGCATCGCGTAGATGGCCTGACGGGTCTTGGCGCAAGCGGTGTGCTTATGGCCGTTGCGTGGATTGCCGCAGATGTCGCAGTACCACTTGAGGTCGAGGCCTTCGTGAATGCGGCCGGTTCCGATGGAGGTGGTCATGCCGGCACCTCGCTGTCACCGCAGTTCTGGCAGTAAGCGAGGCGCCCTGAATGAGTCAGGTAATAGCCAGTGACGATCACTCCACCTAGGTTCTCTCTGGCAAACTGGAGATAGCCGAACTCTTCCAACTCCTTCGCCAACTTTGCTCTGGTCTGGTAAGGCAGTTCGCCTGCTATCTCAGCCTGGAAAACACGCTCCAGCATATTGAGCACGCGCTTGTTCATGCCTTGGCCCTCCCGCGCGCCGACTTCCAGTCGAAGCCGATGGCGAAACCACCGCCTTCGCGCAGACGATCCACGCAGCGCTCGCCAAGCGCAGCCGATAGCTCATCAGCCGGCAGGTTCGAGATAACGATGGTCGGCAGAAGCTGCTCATAGCGACCGTTGATGATGCGGAACAGGGTTGCCAGCTCGAACTCGCTCGGCTTCGTGGCGCCCGCCTCGTCGAGGATCAGCAGCTTCGGGGCGATCAGACTGCGCATGACCTCCTCCTCGGTCACGTCGCGAGCGTCATAGCTCGACCGAATCTCAGCCAGCACGCCGCCAACAGTGCGGTAGATTGCCGAGATGCCCTTCTTGTGAATCAGGCGGTTGGCGATGGCGATGGCGAGGTGCGTTTTACCGGTGCCCAGGCTGCCGAGCAGCAACATGCAGCGCCCAGCCTTCAGGTGCTCCTCGAAGTTGTCGGCATATGCCTGGCAGATTTCGAGCGCCTCCTTTTGCTCGGGCGTGCGGGCTTCGTAGTTGGCGAACGACTTCTCGGCGAATCGGCGAGGAATGCGCGCCTTCTGGAGCTGCCAGTGCGCGAAGTCACGCAGCTTGTTCAGCCGATCCTCTTCGGCGCGCACCTCAGCGAAACAGGTCGGGCAAGAACTCGGCTCATGCCCATCGCGCAGAACAGAGATGTAGTCGCCGTGCTTCTCGCAGACGGCTGGCTTTTTGCCGGTCACCCCGAAACGGCGGTCGAGATCGGTCAGCGCAGTGCTCAATTCAGAAGCCATAGGTACCATCCTCCCGCTCAGTCAGGCCTGCCTTGTAGTCGCGCTGATCGAAGCCGGTGTGACGCGAGGCGCCAGGGAACTGGTGGACATTGCCTGCCGGCTTCACCTCATCGTTCCAGCGCTTCTGATTCAGCCAAGTCGAGGCGTGCGGGATGAACTGGCCGTCATCCTTCGTCCAGCCAGTCGAGGCGCAATGCTTAGCGAGCGACTCGACCATCTGCGCCAAAAGCTCGGGAGATGGATTTATCTTGGCGAATGCCTTGCGGGCCGGCTCCTTCCCGCACTTACGCGGGTATAGCTTCCAGAATGACTCAAACACCTCCTCGGACGCCTCAGCCAGAGGCCCTCTTTCGGGCCCCTCTTCTTCTCCAGGCTCTGTGTCGAACTCAGCTGGCAGAACAGATGGCGCTTCCTTCTTGTGCGGGTTCTGGTGCTTGGCCCACTTCACAATCTGGATGATCTGCTTGCCGTCCCGCTCATAGCGGCGGATGAACTCGTACTTGGCGAGGCCGCACAGCATCGACTCAACGTCCACATCATCAGATGGGAACAGGGAGATTTTTAGCTTTTTCGGACGATCCTCTAACCGACCTTCGCGATCAGCCTCAGTCCATAGCCCGATGAAGAGCAGGCGAGTAGCAAAGTCCAGCTCTGCCAGGTCTTCGTTCTGAAAGAATCCAGGCTTGATATTTCGGGATCTGGCCATCATGCGGCCTCCTGCATGGTGTGCGACGCCCACAGGCCAGCGATCCACTGGACGCCCTTGGGCGTGAAGCGGGCTTGCGCGAAGGCGTGGTTGTTTCGTTCGGATGTGCCGGTCTTAAGCTCAAAGCGGCCAGCGTCGAGATGGTTCTGATACGGAGTCATCACGCCGTTGAGGCGATACATGACATGACCATCGATCAGCATTTGGCGGAATTGACGTTCGTTGGCCTTGAGCAGCTTCGCCACCTGGCGGAAGGTCATCGTGCCGGTGTTCTCAACGTACCTATCGACGAACTCGACCTTCGGGGCTGCGATAGCCAACGCTTGCTGTGCGACGGCGCGCAGCTCGTACTGCTCAGCCCACGCGCGCGCCGATTCAGCAGGGTTTGTGAAATCGGGTAGCTGGACGCTTCTTGCAGATTCAAGTTCTTGCCAGCGATCAATTACCCGCGCCCTGTGCTCGTCGCTGTACCCAGCAACGACAAGGTGCGTATCACGCTCACACAGGTCGTAAACCTGAAGCGGCCGACCTCCCGTTGCCTCGCGCCGGGTTATACGACTTGATCGTAAAAGCCCCTTAGAGAAAAGGCGCTCAATGGTTGCCACAACATCGTTGTGCCTGGCATCGACCAGATCAGCAATCTCGCGGCTGCTCATGGTCAAGGTATTGCAACTCGGTAGTAAGTTCGGCATTATCTGCTCCACAAGTTGGTGTTACTGAAAGAGCCGGGCCGCAATCCCGGCTTTTTTGCGTCTAGGGTTCAGCAAAATCGCTGAGCCCCTTTCGAGGGCCTCACTGGCCCTCATTTGCCCCAACCAGCCGAAGCAAAGGGGCTTTAGGGCGGCTGACAACAGTCAAGCCACCCATCGAAATAGAGGACACGACTAGCTCCTCGAAAACCTCGTCAATGGGTTTGCCAAGGCGTTCAGCGACTGCTCTCAGCAGTTCTTCTTGTTCAGCGAACTTTCTCCGCTGCTCGGTGTTAGCAGATTCGGGCACTTGAGCCTCCATAGGGCCCCTAGGCCGCGGTAGTCTTACGCTTGTGCTCGCTGATCAGTTCATCCAGGGCTCCGTTCTCGATGCCGTACTCGATCAATTCGTAGAGAAAGGTCGCGTGCTGCATACCTGCGCGCTGGGATGCCTTCTGCAGGATGCGGTCAATCGCCGGGCTGAACCGGACCTTGCGAGGGATGCTTCGCTTGTCTTCAAGATTTGCGTACATGTAGGTGACTCTCCTTATCGCTATGAAAAATTCGAATTCAGGCCGCAGCCTTGACGCGCCTGAGGGCTGGGCAAAGCTCTACGGCCTTGAAAGCCCCGCCTGTGACTTGCTCAGCAGTAAGGGCGGTGACGGCGCACATGCCGTGCTCACCACGGACCCATCCGGAGACAGTGCCCTGCTTGACATTCAGCGCAGCGGCGGTCAGCTCCTGAGTTCCGAAGTGCTTAACGAGCCGTTCGTAGATGTTCATGGCACTACCTCAGATAGGAATGCCTATATCCTAGAACAAAGGAATGCCTGTTTGCAAGCATATAGGCCAGCCTGTGACAATCGTCGAATGGACTTCAAACAGCGCGTGAGGGCCGCACGCAAATTCGCCGGCCTGAAACAGAGCGAACTGGCGGACAAAGTCGGCATTAAGCAGGCGACCATCTCCGAAATGGAGACTGGAAAGACCGTCAGCAGCTCATATACCGCGAGCATCGCCCACGCATGCGGCGTCGATCCCCTGTGGCTGGAGACTGGACAAGGCGACATGCGGCCTCAAGAATCTACCAACCCCACCGATACTGGGGGAAATGTAGAACCACTCCAGGTTCATGAGGGCTCGGTCATCCCACTTGGAGCAATCCATAAGGTGCCGCTCATAAGCTGGGTAGCAGCCGGGACATGGAGTGAGGCTATCGACCTTTACGAAGTAGGCGATGCTGAGGTTTGGATGCCCTGCCCTGATCCGATTGGCCCGCGCGGCTTTGCGCTGCGCGTTGAGGGTGACTCAATGACGAGTCCGTACCCTGGATATGAGAGTTACCCGCACGGGACTTTCATTTACGTAGACCCGGATGTTGCACACAAATCAGGCGATCCGGTAGTTGCAAAGCTGCCGGCGAGCAATGCGGCCACGTTCAAGATATTCATCGAGGACGCCGGCCAGTTCTACCTGAAACCGTTGAACCCGCAGCACCCTATGATTCCGATCACTGAAGAAACGCACATCGTTGGAGTGCTTGTAGGCTCCTATCGGAAGCGCTGATACCTGATCGCCCGCATGGGCCCGAGAGGGCCTTTTGAGGGAATCAGGAATCAGGAATCAGGAATCAGGAATCAGGAATCAGGAATCAGGAATCAGGAATCAGCCCGGCTAGCATGGTGCTAGCACTGTGCAAGACCGGGCCTTTTCTCGGCCTTCCTTGAAATTCCAAGTAATGCCTAGGCCAAAGGCGGATCTGCATCGCTTCCAGCTCCCTTGTAGTCAGGCCGATATTTCGCAAGCTCGCGCCTTATTTTCAGCCGCGCGCGGTGCGTTCCGTGCTCTTCTACAAGAAGCCTAATCGCAATCCTCGCCAGCTCATCAGCAGCAGCCGGAGACTCGTTCAGGTACTCGCCGCGCCATGTGGCCTTAACGCTTGCGGCCAGGAATACGCGTGGCATGTGATCCTCTCCGCATTTTTTTAATCCAAGTCATTCACCTTTCGTCGCTATCCGGCCGTAGAAATTCGACCTAAAAATCCGATCCATGAAAAATATAGGAATCCCTATTGACCTTGCGAAAAGGAATACCTATATTTGGCTCCAACGAAGCGAAACACGCTTCAGGGCCTCAAGAGGCCTCGGGTGATCCCGGAACGCTCTTTAACAGATTGGGAACATCGCGGCGGGGTCTGCTTCGGCATACAGCGCGATCAACAAATTCCCGCCCCATGCCAGCTCTGGAACTGGCCGTGGCTCCACATGCAGCCACGCGAAGTTGCGCAACCGCCTCCCTGGAAGACGCCAGTAGCTGACCAGGGACTGAGACGACTCGGCATAGCGCGCAACGGAGAACGGAACATTCACTGATGCCGATTCGATGAGTCGGCATTGGGAATCAACCGGAGGTGAGTAAATGGAAGAGCAAGAACCAGTAAGCATGATCGACTACCTGTCGGGCGTGTCGATCTTCACCTGGCCAGAAGATGCGGCCTACTGCGTCATGTACGACGCCGGCGCGCAGTTCTTCTCAGAAAACGACGAAGAAGTGGCGTTTATGCCGTTCTTTGAAATGGTCTATGAGACTAACGAAACCCTTCTTAAAGCTGACGTGCTCAAGGCTCAGATCAAGCGCCTGACAGCGATTATCGAGCAAATCAACGAACAGCTACAGGACGCCTAACCGCCCCCCCTGTCACCCATCAGCACATAGGAGGATGAGATGAGCAACGGACATACGCCGGGGCCGTGGATAGCTCGCAAAGCAGGCGGCTCTGGCTGGCCAGGGCAAAGAGGCTGGGCCATCGACTACAACGAAGACCAAGAGCAGGTCGTTGACTTCGTTTACGAGGAGGCGGATGCCCGCCTGATAGCGGCCGCGCCTGATCTGCTTGAGGCGCTTGAGTGCCTGCTCAAGGCAGATCGCGACGACGTTCGTGCAATGGCCCGCGCCGCCATCGCCAAGGCCCGCGGCACGCCATGCTAACCGGCCCCGAAGTCCTGATCCTCTGCGCCATCCTCGCAGCGCTGTGCATGTGGGATTGGTGGAGAA